AGATGTTTTTGGGCAATCAGGGTCAGGATGGTGTCGAGCTGGTTCATGGTGCTTCTCCTTAAACGTTGTGGATTTTTGCGGCCTTGTCGAAACCGACCCAAGCGCCGTTTTTGTCGAGGCCGCGCGCAGCGATTTCTTTGCGGGCCAGCAGGTTTAGGTCCAGTTCGCCGCGTGCTGCTGCGGCCAGTACCTTGGTCAGCGCAATCTGGATAAAACCCAAGTCGTCGACCGTAAATTCTGTGTTGTTGGTGTTCATTTTCTGCTCCTGCGTTGTTGTTGATGACAGTGACATGAACGCTCTGTTCGAACAGGAAGACAAGTAGAAGATGCACTTTTTTCAACTATTTTTTTGATGTCAATCATGGGACTGTCGATACGCGCTTACGCCCGCCATCGCGGGGTTTCCCACGTTGCCGTGATGAAGGCGATCGAGGCCGGACGGGTGACCCCGGAGGCCGATGGATCGATCAACCCGGAGCGCGCCGACCGGGAGTGGAACCAGAACACCGCGTCATTACGCAAGCGTTCCGCTGTAGACAATCAGACAGCGCCGCAGCACGTAGCGCGGGAACAAGCCACAGAACCCACAACAACCAACCTGTCGGCAAACGGCACCTCGCTATTACAAGCACGCACCGTCAATGAAGTCGTCAAGGCGCAAACCAACAAGGTGCGACTGGCCCGACTCAAGGGCGATCTCGTCGATCGGTCTCAGGCCATCGCCCACGTGTTTCGCCTGGCGCGAACCGAGCGCGATGCCTGGCTCAACTGGCCGGCGCGCGTCTCGGCGCAGATGGCCGCCAAACTCGACGTCGATGCCCATGCCTTGCACGTCATTCTTGAAACCGCAGTACGCGAACACTTGATGGAGTTGGGCGAACTGAACCCCCGGGTGGAATAAACAACATGGATTACGACGGCGCAATCGAAATCGAACGCGCCTGGTGTGAAGGACTGATACCGGATCCGCTGCTCTCTGTTTCGGAATGGTCAGACCGGCATCGGATGCTGTCCTCCAAAGCCTCCTCGGAGCCGGGTCGCTGGCGTACCAGCCGCACACCGTATTTAAAAGAAATCATGGACTGCCTGTCGCCCACCTCAGCGGTGGAGCGTGTGGTGTTCATGAAAGCAGCTCAACTCGGTGCAACCGAAATGGGGAGTAACTGGATCGGCTACGTCATCCACCATGCGCCCGGTCCAATGATGGCCGTGTGGCCCACAGTGGAAATGGCCAAGCGCAACTCCAAGCAGCGGATCGATCCGCTGATCGAGGAATCCACCGCGCTGCGCGAACTGATTTCTCCTGCGCGCAGTCGCGATTCGGGCAACACGATCTTGGCTAAAGAGTTTCGCGGTGGTGTGCTGGTGATGACCGGCGCAAACAGCGCTGTAGGTCTGCGCTCCATGCCGGTGCGTTATCTCTTCCTCGATGAAGTGGATGGCTATCCGGTCGACGTCGATGGCGAAGGCAGTGCGGTTGCACTGGCCGAAGCCCGTACCCGCACCTTCGCGCGCCGCAAGATTTTCATCGTCTCGACACCGACGATTGCCGGTGTCAGCACGATCGAACGCGAATATGAAGCGTCCGACCAGCGTCGCTACTTCGTGCCGTGTCCGCATTGTGGTCACCGGCAATGGTTGCGCTTCGAGCAACTGCGCTGGGAGCGTGACGAGTTTGGCAACCGCCCGAACACCGCTGCTTATGTGTGCGAGTCGTGCGAGGTTCCCATTCCGGAACATCACAAGACCTGGATGCTGGAGCACGGCGAGTGGCGTGCCATGAATGAAGTCGTCAGCAAGACCGCAGGTTTTCATCTCAACAGTCTCTACAGCCCGACCGGCTGGCGCAGCTGGCGGGAGATTGCCGCAGCCTGGGAGAGTGCCATCAACAAGCAAAGCGGATCGGCTTCTGCCATCAAGACCTTCAAGAACACCGAATTGGGTGAGACTTGGGTCGAGGAAGGTGAAGCGCCGGACTGGCAACGCCTGCTGGAACGCCGCGAGGATTACCGGATTGGCAGCATTCCTGCGGGTGGCTTGCTGCTTACCTGTGGCGCTGACGTGCAGAAGGATCGCATCGAAGCATCGGTCTGGGCCTTCGGGCGCGGCAAGGAAGCGTGGCTCGTCGAGCACCGCGTGCTGATGGGCGACACAGCACGCAACGAGGTGTGGAATGCGCTGGGTCGGATGCTTGCTGAAACCTGGACGCATGCCTCAGGCGCTGATATTCCACTGGTGCGACTGGCACTCGATACCGGCTTTGCCACGCAGGAAGCCTACGCTTTCGTGCGTTCGGTGAGAGATTCCCGAGTGATGGCCGTCAAGGGTGTGGCGCGAGGTGCGGCACTAGTTGGAACACCCACCGCCATCGATGCCACCACGGGCGGCAAGAAACTGCGCCGGGGCATCAAGGTGTTCTCGGTCGCAGGTGGCATCGCCAAGCTGGAGTTTTACAACAACCTGCGCAAGAACATCGACACCGATGAGGATGGCGTGGTTTGTTATCCGGCAGGGTTCGTGCATCTGCCTAAAGTGGATGCCGAGTTCACCCAGCAACTGTGCGCCGAGCAACTGGTCACCCGCCGTGACCGCAACGGCTTTGCGATTCGTGAGTGGCAGAAGATGCGCGAGCGCAACGAGGCGCTGGATTGCTATGTCTATGCGCGGGCAGCAGCCAGTGCCGCAGGACTGGATCGCTTCGAGGAGCGCCACTGGTGCGAGCTGGAGCGACAAATGGGGATAGATGGGATGGGGAGGATGGTGCGCGCCATCAACGATCCGCCGCCGATCCCGCAACAAACCGTGATGAATGACAAGGCCACCCCCAGCGGTGGCTTTGTTGATTCTGGAGCCCTTAAACCCTTGCGCCGAATTGTGCGCAGTCGCTGGATGACTTGATGACCACCTACACCGAAGAACACGCCCAGGCCTTGCGCGAAGCGCTGGCCACTGGCGAGCACCGCGTCAGCTATGACGGCAAAAGCATCGAGTACCGCTCGGTGTCTGACCTCAAGGCCGCATTGATGGAAGTCGAATCGGTTCTGGCTCGGCAATTGGGCATTTCTAAGTCACGCCAGATTCGCGTGAATACGGCAAAGGGGCTGTAATGGGCTGGTTAAAAACAATTCAGCGCCGACTTTTGGGCAATTCGGCTGGCAGCACGCCCACCTACGACGGTATCGGTGCAGGGCGTCGCGCCATCGCGTGGTCGGTCGGCAATCCCGGTGCTATCGCTGCACTGCTCACCACCCAGAATGAATTGCGCGCTAAAAGCCGCGATCTGGTGCGGCGCAACGCCTGGGCCAATGCGGCGCTGGAATCCTATGCGGCCAACGCCATCGGTACCGGCATCAAACCGCAATCCATGGTCATCGATCCTGCGCTGCGCGAGGGTATTCAGTCCCTCTGGCGTGATTGGACAGAAACGGCGGATGCCGCCGGCCTGACCGACTTTTATGGGCTTCAGGCAATGGCCTGCCGCGCCATGCTCGAAGGTGGTGAAGCCTTGGTGCGTATCCGTTACCGTCGCCCAGAAGATGGTTTGCCGGTGGCGATGCAGTTGCAGGTGCTGGAGCCCGAGCATTTGCCCGTGACGATGAATACCACCGCCGACAACGGCAATCTGATCCGCGCCGGCATCGAGTTTGACCGGCTGGGCAGGCGGGTTGCCTACCACCTGTATCGCAGCCACCCTGAGGATGGAGCCTTATCTGTCCCAATTGGCGCCATGTCGTCCGGCAGCAGCATGGAAATGGTGCGTGTTGATGCTGCCGAGATCATTCACTTGTTCCGTCCACTGCGCCCCGGTCAGATTCGTGGTGAGCCTTGGCTGGCACGCGCATTGGTGAAATTGAACGAGCTTGACCAGTACGACGATGCCGAGCTGGTGCGCAAAAAAACAGCTGCCATGTTTGCCGGTTTCATCACTCGCATGGCTCCCGAAGACAATTTGATGGGCGAAGGCCCATCGGATCCTAACGGTATCGCGATGGCCGGCCTTGAGCCCGGCACGATGCAAATTCTGGAGCCCGGCGAGGATGTGAAATTCTCGCAACCTGCCGACGTGGGCGGCTCCTACTCGGAGTTTCTGCGCATGCAGTTTCGCGCCGTGGCGGCAGCCATGGGCGTCACCTATGAACAACTGACCGGCGATCTGACGCAGGTCAACTACTCCTCGATCCGGGCTGGCCTGCTGGAATTCCGTCGCCGGGTGGAGTCTTTGCAGCATGGCGTCATC